AATGCCTTCTCGCAGCACTTAACATGGAAACACCGTATGGAAGGAACATTGAGTTGTGTAAAAGCCTAAAATGTGCAATCTGCCAGTTTCTAAAGGCTACCAAATCACCTCCACTCTCACTGCGCCAATAGAACTTGGTTGCTGTATCGGTATTGGGACCTGTGGTGGTCATATTGACACTCTGAGCACCACCGTAAGGGTTGATAATGCCATTTTCCACCCTTTCCACTTCACCGACAGGCAACTGCCTCCAGCCTTTGACACCTAAGTTCTTGTCAATGTCCAATAACATGAACTGGTTACCGTACTTACACATGGCTCTAATAACCATTTGACTGGTAATCTGAAGGTTAAGCCTATTGACAAACAAATCCTCAAGAATACTCTTGATACGGTCTGACTTAGAACTTACATTGACAATCTGCCCACCGTTATCAGGATTCGGCTGTACACTCTCTTCTGAACATAAGTCCAAGGCAGCACCGATTTCTGGGTATGAATCCATAAGGTCGGCATCCCTATACATCAACTTAATGTTGCTGAGGTTGGCAAAAGCACTCAAGGATAAATTTTGGTTAGCTCTAATCCACCTGTTCTGGAGGTATTTGTTCTGCTGTAACTCAAGTTTCTTTTCTTGATATTCTATTGGGTTGGTTGTGGTAAATAATACCTCTTCAGGCTTTGGTTCTGGAGTTGTATCTGCTATCCCATTGGAAGTAGTCCATGCTCCATTAAAAACCTTAGACATGTTCTGGAATGTGGTATATAGTCTGTTCGCCATTAGTTTGGATTCCTTAAGTGTTTAAAACTGGTTATATATATAATATATAGCTGGAAGTTGGATTTTTTCTAAAAAATATCATCGTTTGCTTGCCATCAACCATACATATGGATTGCGTATATTCTCCTCAATCTTTGATATTTTCACGTCTCGCTTGAATGCATTGCTACTGTAAAAAGGCATCGCATGTTTCTTTGGTGTTATCGGTTGGCCATATTCTATATGAGAAGAATTTGGTTGATAGCCACCACCTCTCATAAATCCAGAGAGAATTGCTGCATCCCTTGACTTTGTCGCTTCGAGTTTCTGATATGAGAACTTATATATGAATAAAGCCATTGCACAGCATGTGATGTTATCATCATGTGCACCGCTCATATGGTCCATCTTTCCATCTTCATTCTTAAACACCCAAGTATCAAGTTCATTACAAAGACGGACGGAATGTATCGTAAAGGAACCATCAATAACCATGTTGGCAAAATTCCTCAATAGAGAGAACCTGTTACCTTGGAAATGGAAACCAGGCATTCCTTCTGCATACTTTTCTGTTGACCGCTCCACTTTCTTGAGATAATCCTTCATCACACGGTCATCGTAATAAAGATTCTTGTAACCCCAGTAGTTTTTAAGTCGTAACAAACACGCATCACCAGTGCCACCCGTACCGTCCACAACAATAAAGGCATTGTTATACAATGTAGCATATTTATAGGCCATGTCTCCAAGTTTATCACCCAAGACACGTCCATTATACTCCATTATCTGCTCCAAGAACGGCATCCCGTACTCATCCGTGCCATCTGCATCAATCACCTGAATGGAAGTCCTATCATCCGATGAACCCTTAGATGGGTCTACGGCCAAGATATACCTATGCCCCTCAACAGGCATCTTCCAGAACCAAGTATCTGGCTCAAGCGGGTCACCATAATCACCGAGGGGGTCTATTACGGTCGATGTACGTATCTTGTCAATGTTTTCCGCAGGAACAACGTTGTCACTCGAACCCAAGAAGGACACATCCAACTCCTGTGCAATTTTCATCGGGTCGTTGTTCATGGCTTGACACATTGAAACATACCAAGGCGATGTCGGTTTCCATCCCTCACGTTCCAATTGAGCCCACCTTTCCATGTTGAACTCTATCCTACCGACTTCGTCCAGAGTTACCTCGTTAATCCATTCCTCTTCACCAGTCGCCTCATTCTTTCTGTGCCAACGCAGGAATCTGTTGTATCGTGGGTCTTGGAACCACTTAAACTCAACAACTACATAACCGTTCTTCTTCTCTATGGCCTGTTTATAGGTGTTGTAGTAAAGTTCATCCTTACCGTTAGGTGTACTAACCATGATAATCTTCCTTGATACAACACTACTCGTACACGCAATTGCCGATGAATAGGTTGCCATAGCAAGACCTTTCTTATCACTGCCTATGAAGGCCGCCTCATCGAAAATGACAATAGAAACGCTACTGATACCTCTGGCTGCATTCTCACTGGAAGCCCTACAGTATATCTTACAACCATTAAAGAGTTCAACGTAACTTTGGGAGTTCTTAACAAAAATACTCTTGGTATTCTTTTCTGACTTTGGGTCTGGGGAATAATACTCCTCACCCCAGAATTGTCTTGGGACCTGTTCAAGGAATGTTACAATCTTCCTGAGCAATTCCTGTGCCTGTTCTTTCTTGTTGGCCAAACACAGTACGGTTTCAGGTGAATCTGGTTTTGAGAACACTATTTCACCTGATATCCATGCACAACTGACCGTACTGATACCGCACTGCCTATGTTTCTTGGAAACAACTTTTTCACTGTCAGCCAAGGCATGACAATACACCTTTTGCCTTGGAAACAAAAGGAATGGAACATCGCGCCCTTCCGTACCGTCGAAAGTGCTAAGATATTTTTCTATGAAATATATCCTTGATTTATCTGCGTAAGATGTAATATAGTCTTGCGCGAATTCTTTCTGGTCAATCATTTATGGAACCATATTTCACACTTATAAATAGTTCCATTTTTAGAAAAATATTCGCAAACTTTGACTATTCTCTACCAAAACGTGCAAGTTTGGTCATATGCAGAGAACGGGTCTTCTACCGTTCCTGCTGCATGACAGCATATTCGACCATATATAATCCTATCCTCTACAGGAATACCAAGATTATATTCCTTCCAATAACTGACACTATCATCTCCAGCGAACAAACTATTTCCCCCAAGAGAGTTACGGTAACCACCGTTATCCACACTTACTGTTACATCATATCCAGCATCACGCAATGCGCTGACAATCTCGTCCACGCCTTGCCAGTCATCATCATGATACAAACCGTGCGTGAATGGGGCTACTATCTTATATAGTCTGTTGATTATAGTTTTCTTTGCAACAGCCTCATTAATAGCATTCCTCACAATCGAATTGAGTTTCCCTTCTGATATCTGAATCTTTTTCATCATTGTTAATTTTCTTCTGAAATTATTTCCTCTGGTTCAATTTCATCTCCATCGGATATTACTGACTTTTCCAAATTGAACCTTGCAATGTCCGACTTGAAGAGTTGGTATTCCTTGTCATGCTTAATCTCCTCTACAAGTTCTTCAAACTGCTGTTTAGCCCCTTCCTTATCCGTAAATATCATTTGGAAGAGTTCGTTGAAGTCGTTATCATCCAAACTGACAATCGAGGAAAATAGATAAGGATAGATTGTAGAGTCAACATCATTGTCAAGACATTTGTCAACCTCTTGCCACAAAGGGACACCAATCCTTAAGTCCCAAGGTTCTGCCACCAAGAAATCAGCCCTTCTTATAACATACTTTGCCTCCTTGATGTCATTGGGCAAACCATGTGTTGCGAAAACCTCAAAAATCCCACGATACGTTTCTTCCAATAGCAAGGGATATACAAGACCTTGGGCATCTATCACACTCTTTTCGTCACTTTTCCCAATATGAGTTGCTACATATGCCCCTAACATTGGATTCTTGTCACTGATATCCTCTTTTTCGGAGAACAGAAGATAATCATTCAAACCAATAATCTCCTCATACAAATCTGGCAACTCATCAGACCACTCATGTATTTCATCTGCATCATAAGTTGCCGTCATAAAAAGATATGAGATTCCCTGAACCAGACTGTCTATTACCCTGCGCTTCAGAATAACCTCATTGGCAAAATCCCCATCCATAACATCTGAAAACGTATTGTCATCGTCATTATCTTGTTCGGGAAGCACCCTTAACTCATGATATGGATTAATCTTCTTGACCAATTCACAATTTATCAGCATTGTTTCCTGTGGTATGGCCAAGATTCGATTAACCATTGACTCACATAGCCCTTCCAATTGGTTCTTTATGGGTTGTTCTGCCTTCTGTGCACTCACGATAGACCTGCTGAGTCTTGTTTTGGCCTCATCTACTGTTGGAAGATATCCAAATAATTCTTCCACCCTTGTTATTACTTGCCTATACCTGTCCTGCAATAACTTGGATGTAAGTTGTATGGCATCACCCCCAAAAATAGCATTGTCCCCAAGGGATGTGTTAATGTTGTTAACCTCGCGTAATATGAATTCGGGAAGATACATACTTTTAAAAACTCCTCAAAAATTTACTTAATTCCCTCTTTGTGAAAGTCACGCTCTCACGAATAACACTTTCATTCTTCAAATTAACTTTAAACTCCACATCCTGACCTTGAGACTGCATTGTTTGAGCTATTTTCTGTGCCTTCTGCAACTCTTGAGGGTTGTTATTTACATCAACAGTTGTTACCTGCGAGTTTGTGCTACCGTCAATCTCCTTGCCAGGAATTGTAACGGCATCTGCATCACTGTGCTCCTGTTTCGTCTTATTAACTATTTCACTAGCCGTAGCATTTGAAGATGTTGTGTTAGCAGCATAGTTCTTCTCTGTATCCTCCTTGAGTGATATGTTCTTTTTGAGAAACGTTTTGGTCTTCATAAAATCGTCTTCTGTTAATCTTATAATTCTTTTCTTTTTAGTGTTCTCGCTAGTCAAGACCCTGTTGATTTCAGGTCCGTGTTTTGGGTTTGCTGAATGAACATAAAACTTTGGCAACGGTTCTCCCATTTTATTACAATAATTGACCAACCATTTGGCACAGTTCACACCATTATTGTTAAGTTTTTGCTCATCACTTAACCCCTCACCACCGCCACGATTATTCAAGTCGTGGTCAAATGACACAAATTGAGGTACGCCATTCTTTTCAATATAAGAAATGAATTGGTATAAATTCTTAACCCATACAAAGTTAGCATGATAGTTTTTTAACAAATTATCATAAAACTTCTTATTGCGTGCAAAAGTTGCAGATGTGCTTTTGGTGTTTAAATATTTGTAGGGGTCACGTTGGTCATCCAACCACAAAATAGTCAAATTCTCCATATTAAATTATCTATAATTCCTGCCAATAAATATAACATAATACCAAATTATTTGTGCTAAGTGCTATATTATCGCTAAAAAAAGTGATAGGCAACCTTTCGGCCACCTATCCACTTTCAAACAATTAATCCGCATCCTCTTCAATGAATTGGATATCATCCACACTTGCATTCTTCAGTACACCGTTCTCGTCCGCTTGCTTCATCCTTTCGAATATTAAGGGGATGTACTTCTTCTTGTAGGCATCAAGTTCATCCTCACTGATGATTCCGTTATGCACACAACACATTGTCCCCTCATAGGTTATGTTATACGGAACAGGCAACTGGTTCTTGAACACGCTTATCTTGGTTAGCGTACCATATTGGTATTCCTGTCCTTTCAACACAGCCTTAAGTTTCTTTGTGCCAGCCGAAGCAACCTTACCGCAGTGCAAACCCAGCCTGCAGGCGTAGAAGAAGGCTTTGCCACCACTATTCTCGACGGCAACCGCTCCACCCATGCTGTTCATGTTGTTCTGCCATATCTTGTTGCAGACGAACAGAGTGTTGGAATATTCAGAACCTTTTTCCTTGGACGCTGAAATTCGTGTGAATATCTGCTTGAACGCTCTTGTGATAGCACCTGCATCAAACTGGTTATTACCAGTCTTCGATACATAGGATGCATATGAACTGATAGTGCCGACGGAATCCCATACAAAGAACAGGGGCATTGGAAGTTCACCTTCATCTTGTTTGTCAAGGAGAGTATTGATGATGTATGCAATATCCTCAATGACAGCCACCTTGCGCTTTTTTGACTTCTTTGTTCCTGATGCATAGTCCATGTCTCCACAGAACTCACACATCTTGGAATTGGTAAAAAGTAGATAATCACCTTTCCAGTCCACTATCTCGCGCTTAATCGTCACCTCCCCAGTTTCCTCGTCAGTGTATTCAACATCTTCATACACTGGTTCGATATCCATACCACAATCCTTGGCATACTGGAAGTCAAAGTTACCTTCGGTCTCGAAAATAACGGGCAGAATGCCCTGCTTCATTGCACCTGCAATGGCACAATTCTTAACCGTAGACTTTCCTGTATCACTCCAACCGCGACACACAACAGCACCTCTGGCCATTGGTATACCTGGGAGTTTGACTGCATCTTGGAATCCCTTTGGCATGATAATCCACTCAAGGTCTTTATCAGCACTTCTACTCTTCTCTTCGTCTCCGAACATTGCGGTCTTGAGATTCTGAACACTAAAGCCCGTATGAATCCCTACACCTTTTTTTACTGCTTGTTTTGGCATTTCTTTCTCTTATATTATGTTATAATTAAAATGGCAGGTCATCAACTTCCTCTGTCGGTGTCTCCATGGTGACAGTTGGTGCAACTGTAGGTGTGGCAGGCTTCTTCAAGTCAACAGTGAAGTCCGAATAATCCCGTGTCTCTGGCTTCAGATTCTCCTCAATTTGTTTCTGTTCAGCCTCAGCCTGAACTGCGTTTGCTTCGTTCTGACTTACCCACTTGTTGTTTTCCTTATCCCATACTGGAACCTCTCCTTGCACAATGAGTGCCAGATAATCATAAGGCTTTACTGAATAAACGTCGTCCCATGACATTGGGTCGTTCACCCAAGCCTCCATCTGTTCTTCTGTTGGTGCAAGCGGCTTAATCTGTTCATCATCTTGAATCTGATAAACCATTGTCTCCTTGCCCTTGTTAACTTTCTTGTTAACAGTGATTACAAGGTCTTTACCCTGATATAAATCAAAAATGTTTACGCCACGACGCTGTTTGGTGTCAAATAAGGCATATATCTTATCCCATATACCATCACCATTCCTTGCGTCTGGAAAACGCCAAAACTTAACCCCGTCCTCTTCATGTGCACGGTCGATACAGCGCACAATCCAATAATCCTTGGCACTGTTCAAAAACGCAATATCGCCGTATTTCTTAGCGGTAATCTCATCACTTGCCTCAGCACGCATCTTTTCAGCCTTTTCCGATGTTTCACAGAACGGACACTTGTCTCCCTTGTTGTTCTTAACGGGACAAATGTACTTCTTCCACTGTTTCTCCCCATTAGCGTTCGTAACCTTTACGGAATGGACATGAATCTTCTTGAACGGACTGGGTTCTTTCTCAGAGAAAGGTAGAAGTCTAATAACCAACTCCTTAGTGTCCTCATTCTTTTCCAATCTGGTGTTGAGGTAGTGCTTGATGTCAAATTCTACATTGTTAAACTTAACCTTTGCCTGGGCGTTCTTTGCCGCCTCTTCTTTTTCAACCTTTTGCGCTATTACGCACTCTGTACTTACGTTTATCATTTGTTTAAAAAAAAATATTAATTATGTTATTCAATAATATTCGTCAACCTTTTCTAATGCAAAAATACTAAAAAACCTTTCAACAAACAAGACCACAAGACAAAAAATGCGAAGAAATTATAAACTTCGCATCTTCTGTTACCTGTTTTTTAGAAACCTCGGAATATATCCTCCATTGTCTGATGGAGTTTCTCGTCAAAGGAATTCTCAATATCAGTGTCCGTATAATCGTCCACGTCCTTCTGTTTGATTTTGTATTCCTTCACCTTGTCACCTTCCTGGGCCTCGTATCGGCCATCCCTCTCCTTGTCTTCCCAATATTCATTAGGACTGACATTGAAGGGGTACATCTTGAGGCTCTGCATGTTTAACTTCTCGGTATTGGTAGGAACACGCTTCTCCAATTCAGCCTTTAAGTCTGTAATGTCATGGTTATTCTTCTCAAGTGAACCCTGTATCTTCTCAACGGCATTAAGAAGAGCAACAATACGATTATCAACATCACTCAGGTCGTGGCCAAGTGAATTTTGTTTCTTGTTGAGTTTTTCCTGTGCCTGAGTTAGGTCTTCCACATCCAGAACGTCATCATCCATGTCATCCATTCCTTCATCAGGCAGTGGGGCTCCTGCTGGTTCCATTGGAGGCATTTGTTCTGGCATTCCTTCTTCGGGTGCACCGTCATTGGGTATGTCACCATTAGGCATACCACCCATGTCACCCATATCACCACCTTCAGGGGGTAGTTGCTCTCCTGCTGGTGCTTGGGCTTGAGGGTCTGGCTGGCCTTGATTCTCGTCATCATCCTCCGAAAGGTCTGTGGCCAAGTAACCCTCAGAAAGACGCATAAACTGTTTATGAGCCTCCATTAGATTATGCTTGATTATATATTCCTTGTCCATTACTGAATTAATTACACTAATCGATTAGTCCCTAAGTAACTCGCGGTTATCTTCGGTAAGAATAATCTTTTCCGTTACCTTTCGTTCAATCAAACCTCTATCGTTCTTAAGTAACGTAACATTCTCTGCTGATGCCTGCCCTAATATCTCATTGGCCAGCGCGATTTTTTCTTTTGTATCCATGAGTACAATATTTTCTTAATTATTCATCTTTCTGTTCTCCTTGAACAGCGTTCTTCTTACTTTTTCTTGTCTTCTTGACTGGTTTAACTTCCTCTACAATGGGGGTCTCAACCACTGCCTCAATAGCCAAGTCCTTAGTTTCTGCAACAGGGATGTTTTTAACTGGGGCAGAAACCTTAACAGGAACGGCTTGGGGTATATGTTTAATAAACACTCTCTTGAGTGGTTTTTTACTGAGTCTAACGTTTGCCATATATCATGTCTTTTAATTATAAATATTTCCTTATTTCTTTTTTTTGCGCGTTTTGGTCGAATATGTGGGAAATTACATACTCCCGTCCGCGAAACCACTCCTTTAATTGCCACATCTTTTTGAATGTAGTATAGTAAATCTTGTTGGTTTGGCAAGCCTTCAATTTATTGATGATTTTCTCCCTGTCAATCCCAATATATCTTAACTGACCGAAAGAAATACCCATCACATTACTCTCATTCAAGGACATATATAGCATATCCTTATCAATGATGATATAGTTGGATTCCTTTCCCAAGGCATTGTTGAATAAGATGTGATAGAGTTTCTTTATCTTGTTGTATGGTAGAGTATACAAATTGATGTAATGGTAAGTTAAGTTTGACCCCTGCATCGTGACAATCTTCTTCTTGAATGAAGCAATGTCTTCTTCATAGAAGTCACGTTTCTCCGTCTTCTTAAACGTCCACATATCATTATTGGGGAATGTGTGTTCGAGAATATCAAACTTCCAACCGTGCGACTTGGCATACGCCTTTGCATTGTCAAGACCAATGATAAGTTTCGGCAATGGCATAGTACACTCATCAAGGGATGATACAACCTTCACAACATCCTCCTTGATGTCCTTATAAACAATATCTGTAACTATATACCCAAAAAACAGCATCCTTGCAAGAAAATGTTATATTTCGTTGCAAAGATACTGAAAAGAATTGACATCATCAATGATTATGCACCATTAAAAACGCTAAAGTGCATCGTGTCACCGTACCTTCCACCCCAGCCAAAGCCATATTTTGCTAGGATTGTTACAACTGGATGGTTATAGTACCAGATACATTTATTTGGGTCATATTCACCATAATAACCACATATTGCCTTTC